CCAGCGTTACCTTGCGATGGCAGGTCTTTATGGTGTTATTACTGGAACTATCACAAACACCTCTGGTCTTAATTCTACTGTATTCAACAGGGGAGCATCAGTAATCACTGGAGCAAGACCGACTAATGGAATTTATACAGCACGAAACACGAATACTGGTTCTCAAGCACAATACAATGATCAGTATTTTGTATTTAGAAAATATCATTATGGTATGACTATAAATTCAAGTTACCAACCATACAGAGAGTTTTATTTTAGATGGGTAAACGACTGGGGTCAGGTTCCTAGAATGTACACTCACTATTCACAAAATGGTCTTCCTGGTAACACAGGCGGTGATTGGAATGGTTATACAAATACAACTAATGGCATTTATCAGGTAAACCACGGTCTTGGATCTCAATGGTATTCTTGGGAAGGGATTGTTAATGATAAGGTATTCGTATTAAGATCCAACAGAAATAGTAATACACAGGATTGGCATTTTTTCGCTTCTATGATTGACCAAGAATATCAACCTAATCTAGATGATCATCTATTTTCTCAGTATGCTGATTATTGCCCAACAGTGGGTGTTTGGTCAGCGGATAAAAAGTTAGAGCAGAATCACACATCAGGACAAGTTGATGCGACCAATGATAGAAAACAATTCCTTGTGTTCAAAAATCAAGTTGTTGGTGAACACACAAATGGTCAAAATACTGCAATCGCACTGAATAGTGGTTATTCTACTGGATATTATTCGACCCAAACGCGAATGCCTGATTATACTTCTTTCTGGCCACCTGCATGGCATGAAACGCCACAAAGAATACCTATGTCAAACGGTGATAATGCATACATGATTCAACCTATGATGTATGAAGGTTCTTATGGAACAACTATAAGACAGACTAGACATTGGGATTATAAAGGTAAGGCACGTATGATGAACTTCTATCGTACAAACGATGATTCATTCTATACAGGAGAACGTGTAACAGATGCTGATGGAAATGTATATCGTGCATTCCGTATCCATAAAGTAGGAGGTGATGCTGACCATTGGGGATATAATATTGCTGTGGCAAAGAATGGTACTTACTTATTCCCTGAGGGTGGTACTTGATAAATGCCGACTCGTAGTGGTACCATACACGGCACTGGCACTGCTGTCCCAGATTCTGATTATGTCATTGACTTATCAGCAGTCTTTAACAGCACAGCACCTGAACCGTTCGGCGAATCCGATAACAACTCTGGTATAATCACTGTTCTACCAAGTGATAGTGGTTTTACCAGTTATCGTCAATTCGCTGGAGGTGATGATCCACACGAGTTTGTCATGTACGAACCACATCTATACGAACCAAACACTGATTCTCAATGGTATGGTGGATATGGATTTAGCACATCTTTTGCAGAGTCTGATTTAAGTACAAATATCGTGATGGTGAGACCTGCTCTTGAAGCAGACTTAGATTCCGCTCAGACTAATGGCGGTGGCGGTGGAGGTGGTGGTGCATCTCAAGCAGAACTTGATTCAGCAAATGGATTAATAGTAACATTAAGGTCTGATGTTGATTCAGCAGAAACACTGATTTCTACTCTTCGTACTAATCTTGATTCAGCAGAAGCAGATACTGGTACTTCGGGACCAGTTCAAAGGTGGGTAACATAATGGCAAGAAGAAGAACAAAAGCAAGACTAATCGCTAAACTATTCAGAAGAAAAACTGAAGATGGTGAAGAAAAGGTAGTATTGAAAGCAGAGAACACAGAAGCAGTTCAACGTATCACTGCATCTACCACTGATTCAAATCAGGCAACTATCGACACCTTTGATGGAACTGAGATTAGAGCAGCGCACTATCATATTTCTTGTAACACTCCTGCTGATAGTGATCATCAGGCACAACAAATATATGTAACGCATGATGGTGATACTGCTACATTGGTTACATACGGAACACTTTTACATTCGTCAAATACTATCGTCAACTATGATTGCTCTATAGATTCTAGCGATCAAGTTTCACTAACTGCAGATCCTCAAATTTCAAATAGGTTGCAGTTCTCGTTTGAAAGAGTTGATGTAAAGAAGGTATAAATAAGGGCAAAGGAGACCCAGATGGCAACTACAGCATTTAGAGTAGAAAACGGAATCGTTCCTGGTGAACATAATTCTATGGACTTCGGGCATAACAATAATCGTTTTCGACATGGTTACTTTGAAGGCGACTTAGACGTTGATGGTGCGGTTGCTGTTGAAGGAAATCTTTCAGCACTTGGTTCAGTTACATTACCAAACTTCTCTGGAGGAGGAGGCGGTGGTGGCGGTGACGTTACTAAAGCAGAATCTATCGCATTCGCTGTTGCATTAGGATAAGAATATGGGAAAGAAAATACTCGGAACAAATTACGTTATCAATTCCGATAGCGATAAGATTACCGTAAAAGGTTTTTACAGAGCAGAACAGTTTCAACTGATCACTGATGTAACACCAGACACTGGCGGAACTATACTTTACAACTTTGCTGACACTACGAAAGGTCACAAAGGGGTTACGTTTGACACGGTAACTGAAGAAACAACGATTCAACTTGAGACCGATCTTTCTGCTTTAAATATCGACTCAAACTCAAACATACAAATTATCGTTGACCACCCAGAAAACGAAGTAGAAGTTTCTGATTCGTTACTTGACCCTGTTCATAAAATTAGAGTATCAACTCCCGAAAACCTTATTGACACAGACTTTGAATATGGACTACAACCTACAAAGTGGGAAACTTTAGAATTATCAAATAACGTTCCTTCGTTTTATATTGCTGACGGTGATACCGCTCTTGATATTGTTGATAGAGTCTTAGCGACTGAAGGTTCTGACATCATTAAAGTTGAATGTACTGATGCACACAATCTTGTTGTTGGTACACCTATTGATGTATCTGGTTTGGACTTCCGTACTGCAGAAGGTAAATTCCTAATTACTTCTGCTGATTCAAATAACTTCTTCTATCGTGCAAATTCGTTCCAAACATTAACTGGTGAAATCGGTTCACTTTACACTGCTATCACTCCTGGTTCGTTTTACGCTGGTTCACAGATTCCTTACGACTTAGATTCAGGTTTAACTACAGATGGAGCGGATCAGTCAAGGGTTACTATACAAACTCCTGACGTTCACGGTTTCGTTGAAAAATCAAACTTTTATCTTGTAAATACTGTTGCTTCAAAATCTATAAAAATGCAGGATAGCGGAACTGCTGGTGATGATAGAAATTTTGTTGATCCTGAAAATTTTATTGACCAAGAACTTTCGCTTGATCTAAGCAAAACACATACAACTCAAATTAGAGGAAGGTATGCGTTATATTTTAATAATGATGCTATTGATCAAGCGAACAGTAGAATCACATGGACTAACCACCAGATGAGAACTAACTATGTTCTTTTATATAACCCACCTGCTGGTGGTGCGGCGATTGGTGGATTATCACGTCTTGATTTTTATTATGTTCGAGTTGTTGATGAGAACACTATTGAACTATCAGCATCATACAACGGTGGAAAAGTAAACTTTAGTTCTTCTGGTGATGATTCCTATGCACAACATTCACTTCACCTAGTATATGAAATTCGCTATACTCAAGCGAACTATCGTGACTCATATTCTTACAACTATGTTTGGTCGTGGCAATATGGAGCAAATGCTTCAGGTTATGATTTAAGATTCACCTACGATGGAACTAGAGGTCTTGGTGGTACATGGAACGGAACCATGGTGCTTGTTCGTAACTATGCTATGCCAGCATATACCGCAAGATACATCTCATACTACACTCCACAATACGATCGCTATTCAGGCACAGCATATGGAAATAATGCAACATACTGGAGATTCCCTGAATACGATCCAAGTGCCGCAACAAATCAACCTTCAAGGTGGAATTTATTAGAAGACTTCGAGCGTTTCAGAACGTATAACTGGGCAGGTTATAATGGTTTTGCTGGATCGACTTATTGGAGACTTCGTAAATATTATTGGAATGGTTCTTATCGTTATTATTGGGGTAATAGAAGAATTTTCATTCTTCCGTTTATCTACGATAATGAAGCAGACACCTTTTTCTCTGAAGGTCATGGAATGAAAAATAGTCAAACTGTGGAATGGAAAACGAAGTCAGGAAACGCTCCAGTTATCCATGAAGGTACAACGACTATCAATAATGCAAACACTAACTCAACTCTCTCTGATGGTGAATATTATGTAGAAGTTGCTTCTGAAGATAGATTTAGATTGCAGGGTAAAAGAATTTTAGAAGCGAAAGGCGATTCTGATGGTGCTTATGGAGTAACGGCAAACATTCCTAACCCAACTGCAAACTCATTCTTTATTCAGAATCATGGGTTGATTAGTGGTCAAGACATTGAATTTAATGTTGGTGGATCACCTACTTTACCAGCGTCAGATTCAGGTCAAACAGATCCTAACTGGGAAGTTGGTGAGGGAGGTAACAATCCTCTGCTATTTAAGGTCATTGATGATTACTTAAATGACACTTATATCCCAAGTCTAACATACCACCAAGATATGGTAACTGCAAACCATAACGGTAATTCTGAACAATTAATAACAACTGGAATTTCTTCAGGAACTTCTCCTGTACAATATGTTAATATGAGATACACGAACTCATACACTGACATATATAGAAATAATTCACGTGTTGGATATGCTTACCCAAGTGCGCAAGATATGTATCTTGGGAACTTCAATAAAACTAATGCTAAGAACCTTTTTGAAACTCAAGGTGGTGTCCTAAAACCATATGGTTTCTGGAGACTTGCTACTCCGTGGCAACAAAATGCTTCTATTCCATATTATTTGGAAATTGATGGAGCAACGAGTGCTGCGCATGTTAATGATAATGGCACTAATAACTACTGGAGAGCATATAACTATTCTTACATAAGATGGAATAGTGCATCTAGAAACATCGATCGCTATCGTAGACATGTAAAAGTAGGTTCAACTACTGGTGATACATACGTGTACGAATTCGCTCACAGTTATGGTGAACGATCTGTTAATTCATTTGTACAAATTAACTTCACTATTGTAAATACAACAAACTGGTGGCATTATAATTCATCTGCTAACCACTATCAGTATAACTATGGTAACAGCACATATAGCATTCATTATAACTTCTCAAGAAATAAACAAGACGTAAATGGTCGTTTGTTCTTTATGGGAACAAACCAACTTGATATGAACGTCACAAAAGTTCAAACATTGATGGACGGTATTGTTGATGCTATTGATGCTGGGTTCGTTAAGCAAGGGTTGGTTGACGGAACTACATATCAAACTCAAGTTATCAACAATGATAGATTTTCTTTAACTGGAGGTGGTGCAGCGATTGATATCACAACATCAGGTTCTGGTTATAATGACTCCAATAATTTGAAATTTACTCTTAAAGAAGTTCAAGGTGCTGCTGATGGTTCATTCTTAGCAGAGTCTGTAGGGGATAATTTCATAAGATTGGAAACACCTTTTGAAATAGGTGGTAACTCAGAAACACTTGATGTAGTGAATATTGATTCTGATAATAATATTCCGATTGTTGGTGGTCATCCATTTTTGTCAGGTACAAAAGTATCTTATGAAGTGACCACTGGGTCTGCTCTTAATGATCTAACCGATGGCGATGATTATTATGTATTCGCAGTTGATGATAATAATATTCAACTTATGACTTCTATTGAAGATGCTGAAGTAGGATCAAATCCGATTGACGTAAATGCTGACTCTGCATCTTCAGTTCATAAAATTACAACTAAGTCTATTGCGGGTAGAACTAAAGCAACAGGTACAGTTAGTACAACCTCAGGTTCAAGAAAAGTAACTGGAACTCAAACTTTGTTTAAGAGGTTCTTTAAAGCAGGGGATAAAATATTCGTTAAAGACGATACTGATGATCCTGGTAGACTTTATGATTATACGGTTGGAACTATTTCAGATGATGAAAATATGGAACTGACCTCAGATGCTACAGTAACTGTAGAAGATCAAGATCACTTCGTTGTAACAAACGTATACACGAAACCAGATGGATACTCAGTTCATAGACCGTTTGACGGTGGTGTTGAGATTGCCGCTGGCACTGCTCCGTTGTCTCAGATTACTCGTCAGACTCGTAAGTATTTCCGTTATCAGTCTGGTAAAGGTATTCAAACATCACTGGCGATTAACTTCAACCCACCAGTGATTCTTGAAACAATCAGTTCAAGTGGAACTACTGTACGTTGTAAGACAAAATATCCACACCGTCTTACAGTTGGTATGAATATTAATGTTGTTGGTGCATCTGATACAAACTTTAATGGTGAACAAGAAATTGCATCTGTAGTTGATGATTACAACTTTACATACACTGCGGATAACGCTCCTAACCAATCTATTCCAAACGGTATCATACAATATACTGTCAATGGGTATTCAGGTTCTGCTGTTCGTGCTGGTATGTTTGATAATCAGAACGGATTCTTCTTTGAATGGGATGGAACGGTTCTTCATTGTGTAAGACGTGCTTCAACTACTCAGTTATCAGGAACAATTCGTGCAAGTAAAAATAGCGGATTTATCGAAGGAACTAATACAAACTTCTCAGGTCAGTTGGTTAAGAATGATAAGATCGTTATTCGTGGGCAAACATACAAAGTTGTAAAAATCGTAAATAGAACAGAAATGTATGTACAACCTCAGTATCGTGGGGTTTCAGCAGACGGAATCATTTTAACAAAAACTGAGGATGTTAAAGTTTCTCAGGAGGATTGGAATTTAGATAAGTGTGATGGAACTGGTAAAGAAGGTTTCATACTTGATAAAACTAAAATCCAAATGGCATACATGGATTATTCATGGTATGGTGCTGGTAAAATTCGTTTCGGATTTAAAGATCGGAAAGGTCATGTGAGATACGTTCACGAATTTATCCATAACAACAGATTGGATGAAGCATATATGCGTTCAGGTAACTTGCCTGCAAAGTATGAAATTGAGAATGATGAAAGTCCAACATATGCACCGACTCTATTCCACTGGGGTACATCGGTTATTATGGATGGTACATTCGATGACGATAAGGCATACCTGTTCACTGCTCCGTCTAAAAACTTGACCTTTACAAACGGTCAGGCAAATACAGCAACTACAAACGGTGGATCTTCTCTGATCAGAATTTATAATAGATCCAAGAGAACATATGATTGGTATGTAAGGATCCCATTCCCTACGTCTGATGCAAGTAAGTTTTCGAACGGTACGAAACTTTTCTTAAATGGAATATTAGATGGTGAAGAAGTAGCATATACGGATTACAGTGGTTCTAGTTTCCGTGTTCATATCTTTATCCAAGATGGTTGGAGTACACCAGGATCTTATCCTTCGGTTTCAAGTGGTGCAGTAGTTAATATTGGTACACCAGCAGGAGGTGGGGATGACGTGAACTTGGGTACTGACATTATCCCACTTGTGTCTTTGAGACTTGCTCCTTCTGTTGATAACAACCTGACTGGTAATCTAGGTGAACGTGATATCATTAATAGAATGCAGTTGAAACTGAACGAAGTTGGTCTTATTTTGACTCACGATTCTGAAGTTAAATTGATTCTAAATGGTGATATTAGTACTGTAAAATGGGTAAACGTTGATGCTCCATCGTTGTCACAGTTGATCAAACACGATCAGGGTGATCAGATTACTGGTGGTACAGAAGTATTCTCATTCCGTGCGGCAGGTGGTGTCGACGGTTCTTCTAATACTTCAAACTTCTCACTTGGTGATTTGATTGATATGGGTAACAGTATCTTGGGTGGTGATGGTATCTTCCCGAATGGTCCGGATATCCTAACGGTTGCGGTTCAAGTTGTTAATACTTCTTCGATTAATGCTACTGAACCTTTCACTGCATCATCAAGAATAACATGGGCAGAATCACAGGCATAAGGTATGGCGAAAAGTATCAACCGCCTCATGGCGGAACTCATCAACGATGATGGTGAGGTAAGAACCGAAGTATTGGATAATGCAGATCCTGGTTTGGATTCTGCTCAGGTTGAACTTATCGCTCAAGATGCTGCGATAACGGTTTACCAGAGTTTAGACTCTTTACCGATTAGCAACTTAACTTCTGGTGATCAGGCATATGTTGAATCCAATAATAGGATGTACATATCCAACGGAAATGGTTGGTACAACGTCGCACTTATAAACTTGAGTCCGCAATTTGATAGTGATCTTAATTCTACTTTCAGTATTGCGGATTCTGCAACCGCACTAGTCATTACTAACCCAGCATCAGATTCAGATAACCCAGATGCTATTATCACCTACAGCGGAGTTGCATCAGATTCCGCTCAGTATCTCGTGAACATTACAAACGATTCATCCGTTTGGACATTCACTCCTCTATCAGCAGATAGTGTTTATAATAATGTTACTCTAGGAAACCTCACTGATTCTGACGGTGGAGATTTTACCTATACATTCAAGGCGACCGATCAAATTAGTTTTGCAAATAAAGCAGTGACAATCAGTTACACTGGTCTCGCTCCTGATCCTGCTGAGTTTGGCGTTTATCTAATGAACGTAAACTATCCTATTAATCAGGGTAGTGAGGCGAAAGTCGGATTTAGATATGTTGCATCCAATCCACAATCTGGTGAACTTACAAATACAGGTGTTACAAATATGTTTAATACCTTGGCAGCATTCCCAGGTGACTTTATTGACAGACTTGAGTTTGAGGACGGCACCATCTTTAAATTTAGAATGTATTCTAATGCTGGCGGTAGTGCTAATGACGGTCGTACATATACTGCGCAAGGTTACAACCCAGGATGGATTTGGGATCAAACGGTTGGATCTCCAAACGGAAGTGTTGCTGGCGTTCAAAGTGATAAGAAGATTAAGACACCTTTCTATAACAACACTGCTACATTTACAACAGATCCTGCTGGTGACTATTCACCCACTGATATCACTTGGGGTACATATGATGGAACAAATGATTGGTCAACAAACATAGAAAATAGGATCATTGTAACAGCGATTGTAGGAATTAACGGTACAAGATGGGATAAAGATAATGTTGCGACATGGAACAATAACATGCCGTTCCCACCGAATAATTCGTAAGGTGTATAATGGCAAGGTCAAGAAATAGAGCAATCGTAGACCTTATTAAACGAGACGGTCAAATAAAAACTAGATCACTTCGTTTAAAAAACGATGAGGCATTAGATTCTGCAAAAGCAAGTGATATTGTAGATGGGTTTAAAGTTAGATCACACAATGAAGTAAGGAATCTTCCAATATCAGGATTATCTTCTGGTGATCGTGCTTTCGTTCCAATAGACAGTAACAACGCTCGATTTTATATTTCCAACGGATCGGGTTGGTATAACGTTGCACTTGTAAATACTTCACCGAGTGTTACATTTGATTCAGATCAATATATCTTAGATAGCGCAGATGATACAATTACAGTCACTGTAACAGATAGTGACTTTGATCAGGTAAACTTAAAAGATCTTGTAATTTCGTTTAACCCATCAAATATTACCGATAGCGCACTTAACTATTCTATAACTGGGAACACCGTTACGTTATCAGTAGATTCATCGGCAAGTGGTGCATACTCATTTAAGATGTTTGGATCTAAGAGTGATGGTAATGCTATCGGTGTAGACTCTGCTGATATTACAATCTCACTGTTTGAAGTTACATCTATCGGTACTTTATACCAAGCACCTACAAACACACAGATGATAGTGAGCGGTAATAAAACATCTCAGATTGCTGCCACTGATACTATATCGAAACTAGACGGAACTGATGAGGTTACGGTAACTGCAGTCACTTGGCCAGATAATAATGCAAGTGCAGGAAGTTCTGCTTCAAACAATCATGGTTCAGGTACTGTACGAAGAGAAGGTGGTGACTACAGAACAACATTTGCTAATGGTAGACTTATTTCAAACTCGTCAAGTTTTGCAAGTTATGGAACTATTACTGGAGCAACATATAGCAGTTATAACACACAAGTGACATCATGGACTAGCACTGGAAATAGAACATATGAACTAATCGTTGCTCTTGCAAATCCAAGTTCTGTTTCTTCATGGAATGCTTATCAAGGTCCTGTTATCGCTTCTGGTCAAAACACATCAGCATTAGTAAGTAGAACATTATCTCAAAACTCAAATGGCAATAATTCAGTCACGATGACAAGCAGTACAGCAACTAGACAAGTCCCTAGTGGTAGTTGGTCTAGTCAATCATTTACATGGAATGTCGTTGGCGGTGGTTGGATTAGAACAACTGCGGAGATTGAGTGGTCTGATAAAGGTACGCAACAATATTGGTCTACGTATCTATCAAATGGAAAACTTGTAGCATTTGATAATATGGATAGAGCAAGAGGGCAGTATTTTAGAATCACAAACGTTAATAATGCAAGTTTTGCAACTGTTTTAACTCTTGTCCCTGAGTTTAATGTAGGTTACAATAAACCTGCTAGTGCGACTGGAGGAACAATTTATTATGCTAATGCAAAATCCGCAACTCAAATTTTAACAGCAAACTCTGGTTCTGCTACTCCTAATTTGAGTACATGGAACACTGGAAGCAGAACCACATACTACAGTCAAACGACTACAAATACAACCTACTATACTCAGGTCAACTATTCTGGCGGTGGAGACTTATTCGGTTCAGGAACTGCTATCAGAGTCGGCGATAACAGAACAGATATAACTATATCAAGTGGCGGTACGAATTATTCAAGTGGTGATACTATCTACAAGAAAACATAACTTTTTACTTTACTAAATACCTTTTTTATGATATAATATAAGCATGATTGATTTGAAGAATATACATGAGATGTGGCAGCAGGACTGCCAGATAAACAATATGAAATTAGATGAAGCATCTAAAAACACACCTGCGCTTCATGCTAAATATCTAGAACTTCTCTCTACTGCTAAACTTCAACTCAAACGTCAAGAGTTTGCCCAAAAGACCCTGTTGAAAGACAAGTGGTTATATTACAACGGCAAGATGGCGCATGAAGATATTATGGAAAAGGGTTGGGAACCTGATCCTTTCAACGGTCTAAAAGTATTAAAGGGTGAGATGGAATACTACTATGATTCTGATCCTGAAATACAAAAGTCCGAAGAAAAAATACAATATTGGAAAACAGTGATAGAAACACTTATAGATATTGTAGACAATCTGAAGTGGCGTCATCAGACGATAAGTAATATAATTAAATGGAAACAGTTCGAGTCTGGAAATTAAATCATAGCGATCTAATCGTACAGTGCGATTCGGGTACATCTCAAGAACTAAATGAGTTCTTCTCTTTTTTCGTTCCTGGTTATAAATTTATGCCAGCGTTCCGCAATCGTTTGTGGGATGGTAAAATTCGTTTGTTTAATCGGCAAACGAACACTTTGCCTGTAGGACTTTTTTATCACCTCGTTGGATTCTGCGAGCAACGTGGTTATGTATGTGATACTGTTGACTCTGAATACGGTTCACCCGACGATAAAAATAATATTACACCAGCACTATTAAAACAGTTTGAGCAGTCACTTGGATTGCCTTTTCCTATGCGTGATTATCAGTTTGGGGCGATCGGTGAGGCGATTACTCGTAAACGTGCTATCTTACTATCACCTACAGGGTCTGGTAAATCTCTTATGATATACAGCATTATGCGCTGGTATCTTGAAGAGCATAACGATAACGTCTTAGTTGTCGTTCCTACTACTTCACTCGTTGAGCAAATGTATTCTGACTTCAAACTCTATGGTTATGATGTAGAGAGAGAAGTTCATAGAATTTATTCAGGTAAAGATAAAACTACAGAAAAACGTGTAGTTGTTACGACTTGGCAATCAATCTATAAACTTCCAAAGGTTTGGTTTGAGCAGTTCGGTTGCGTGTTCGGTGATGAGGTTCATGGGTTTAAATCTAAGTCCCTAACTGGTATCATGAATAAATGTACACAAGCAGGGTACAGGTTCGGAACTACAGGTACACTAGATGGAGCGCAAACTCATGAGTTGGTCTTACAAGGTTTATTCGGGAAAATCTACAAGGTCACCACAACAAAGTCCTTGCAAGATAACGACACTTTGGCAAAATTATCAATCAGGCGACTCGTTCTTACTTATCCACAGACACTCAGGAAAACGTTCGGCAAGCAAAAATACCAAGACGAAATTGACTTTATTGTCCAACACGAAAAAAGAAATAATTTAATTTCAAATCTCGCTCTTGATTTAAAGGGTAACACGCTTGTACTATATAACTATGTTGACAAGCATGGAAAACCTCTATTTAATCAGATAAGGGATAAAGCAGATGAAGGTCGTAAAGTCTTTTTTGTATCTGGTGATACGGATACCTCCGACCGTGAAGCAATACGAGGCATTGTGGAAAAATTGTCAGGAGCGGTCATTGTTGCTTCACTAGGCACTTTCTCTACAGGCATTAATATTAAGAACCTACATAATATTATATTTGCTTCACCAAGTAAATCACAGATTAGGGTTTTACAATCTATCGGGCGAGGTCTTCGTAAATCTGATGACGGTAGGATAACAACTCTATATGATATCACGGATGATCTTAGTTGGCAAAAAAGGCAAAACTATGCACTGCTTCACTCGTATGAACGATTGAAGATGTATAAAAAAGAGCAATTCGATTATAAAACAACGAAAGTAGAATTATGACAATTAAACAACTCAAACTTACGAACAACGAAGAGGTCGTTTGTGAAGTCATGGAACATCACGAGGAGACTGATGAGTTAGTCGTCAGAAAAATTCTACGAGTAATTTGCGCTGATGATTACGATCAAAATATAAGATACTATTCTTTTCGTCCTTGGAACTCCTTTCAAGATGATGCGGATGCAATATCAGTATTGAATGGTGGGCACATCATTACTGAAACGAATCCTTCTAATGTTTTAAAGGTACACTGGATGGGTGCATGGAAAGAGATAGAGCAAAGTGCTGAGTTAAAGAGAGAACTCGGACTTGATGAAATTATTAATGAAGCAAATGAATTAGAAGATGAAGATCTAGCAGAGTTCATTGAACAAAAACTTCGTGAAAAAGAGTTTAAGGAAAAACAGTCTTATGAAGTAGATTCGGCGACCCCGAACTTAATTCACTTTAAACCAAAGACCGACACGTTCCATTGAGGGTATTCCCCCTCTCTGGCGCATATATGCTATTATACTATAAAAAAACGATTTAGGCAAGGACTTTCTTTTCTTGTTGCAGAAAAAGATATTCCTTTACCTTTTCCATAAAATTTAGTATAATAATGGTGAAGGAGAATATTATGGCACGAACTAAAAGAGCAAGTATCCATTATGTGAATAATGCTGACTTCTCTGAAGCAGTCGTCGAGTATGTAAAAGAAGTACGAACAGCAAAAGAAAACAATCAACAACTTCCAGTAGTACCAGACTATATTGCTCAGTGTTTCCTACGAATCGCTGAGGGTTTGTCTCACAAATCTAATTTTATTCGCTACACATATCGCGAAGAGATGGTCATGGATGCAGTTGAAAACTGTTTGAAAGCAGTTGAAAATTATAACATCGAAGCAGCAACTCGTACAGGGAAACCTAATGCGTTTGCATACTTTACGCAAATTACATGGTATGCGTTTTTAAGACGTATTGCTAAAGAGAAAAAGCAACAGGATATCAAATTAAAATATTTAACAAGAAGCGGAGTAGAAAACTTTATCGACAATGAGTTGGGTGATGATATGTCTCAACAGGTTGTTGGTGCTTTCGTTGATACTCTTCGTGATAGAATCGAAAAAGTAAGAAGTGTTGACACTGAGGTGAAAGAGTTTGCTAAAGCAGAAAAGCAAGCGAAGAAAAGAACACGCTCAGTTGATTCTGATTTACAGGAGTTTATGACGTGATAGTGTTAGTATCATTTCCTAAATCTGGTAGGACTTGGTTAAGAGTAATGCTAGACAAGTTGAATGTCAAATATGAATATGAGCATGGTAAAGTCAACAAGGAAATGAAATTTTCATTTTATGAAAAGAAGTTGAAAAAACATTCAAAGCAAATGCATAAAATGAAGTGTATATACATGATTAGATGTCCAATAGATACAGTCGTATCATGGTACTTCCAAATGGTTGTAAGGAAAAAAGATGATAAAATGCCAAATGAGATAAATCAATTTTGTAAGTTGAATATCCAAAAGGTAATTGATCATCATCTAGCAGTTTTAGAAAGTAAAGATTCTTTCGGATCCTTTCATCTTATTTCATACGAAAATCTAAAACGCAATTGCGTAGAAGAAATGAAATCTCTATTAGATTTTTGCAACAAAGTAATTCCTCATGATGAAATTAAAAAAGTCGTCGAAGAATGTGAATTTAATAAAATGAAAAAGTTCCATAAAGATCCTCAATACTCTAAAAGAAATTATCAATTTTATTCAAAAAACGGACCAGAAGCACAAAAGGTCAGAAAAGGTAAAATTGGTGGTTATGTTGACTACTTGGAAGAAGATACTATCGAAAAGTTGAATAAAATTCTAGCAAAAAATAATTATTATGAGAGATTGAAACAACATGAAGATCGCAGTTCTTAATGATACTCACTGCGGCATTAGAAACTCATCTGAAATATTTCTTAGGAATGCTGCAGACTTTTACAGTAAGGTTTTCTTTCCATACTGTGAAGAACATAACATTAAACAGATCGTACATCTTGGCGATTACTATGATCACCGCAAGTTTGTTAACTTTAAAGCACTGAATCATAATCGTAAGAATTTCCTAGACCCTATGCGCAAACTTGGAATGCGTATGGATATTATTCCTGGGAACCACGATACGTTTTACAAAAATACAAATGACCTGAACAGTTTGAAAGAACTGCTCGGTTACTATATGAACGAAGTCCATATTATCATGGAACCTACGGTGATGGAATATGGGTCTTTAAAAATCGCTATGCTCCCATGGATCAATCAAGAAAACTTTGATCCCTTTATGAAGTTTATTCGAGAGTGTAAGGCAGACTGGTTGGGTGCTCATCTAGAACTAAACGGTTTTGAAATGATGCGTGGTGTCAAAAGTACACACGGTCTTGATCATAAACTCTTTGATAAATTTGAAATGGTCTTGAGCGGTCACTATCATGCCTCATCTAAAATAGACAACATTTTTTATCTAGGAACTCAGATGGAGTTTTTCTGGTCTGATGCTCATGACCCGAAAGGGTTTCATGTAATAGATACAGAAACTCGTGAGATAGAAAAAATTAGCAATCCTCATACTTTATTTGAAAAAATCCTTTACGACGATGAGAAAATGGATTATAATAGTATGGACGTTGAACATCTTGACAACAAGTTTGTTAAGGTCGTTGTTATTAATAAAAAGGATCAGTTCGTATTTGATCGGTTTATTGATCGTATTCAAAACCGTGATATTCATGAACTGAAAATTGCTGAGAATTTTAGTGAGTTCATCGGTGAAAATGTTGATGATAACGAGATCAACTTTGATGACACAGCAGAGATTGTAGACACCTACATTGACGCAGTGGATACTGACTTAGATAAAAAACGCATCAAAGGGCAGGTGCGTGAACTTATGACGGAAGCACAGGCACTAGAAGTTGCATGATATTATTTAAAAAAGTTAGATATAAAAACTTCCTGTCTACAGGTAATACTTTCACGGAGATAGATTTATCAAGAGATAAGTCTACTCTTGTCGTTGGTCAAAATGGGGCAGGTAAATCTACTATGCTTGATGCTATATCGTTCGGTTTGTTCGGTAAGGCACATAGAAGCATAAACAAAAATCAACTTATTAACTCAATCAACAACAAAGGGTGTGTTGTAGAAGTTGAGTTTGTAATCGGTAAAGCACAGTTTAAAATTATTCGTGGTATTAAACCAGGACTCTTTGAGATCTGGAAAAACGGTACTATGATTAATCAGTCGTCTCATGCTAAAGAATATCAAAAGATACTCGAAACAAATATTTTGAAACTTAACCATAAAACGTTTCATCAGGTAGTTGTACTCGGTTCATCTTCTTTTATTCCTTTTATGCAGTTACAATCAAGTCATAGACGTGAGGTGATTGAAGATCTGCTTGATATTAATGTGTTCAGTAAAATGAACGTTCTACTTAAAGAGAAAACGAATGCACTTAAAGATTCATTAAAAGACCTCAATTACAATATTGATATTCAGAATAATAAAATTGCTGCGCAAGACAAGTATATCAAAGATGTAGCAGCAGTTACTGAGGAATCAAGGAGGGACTATGAATCTAGGATATCAGCATCGAAGAATAACATCGATGACTTACAAAATGAGAATACTCTCATTAGCGATGGTCTCGAAGAAAATCTACGAAGCACCGAGGAAAGGATGTCGACTTTATCTGATCAACGCCAGACCCTTATGCTCAGAGGTCAAGATCTTCAAACGCAGTCGAAGGAAGTCGCCAAACGTGCCATGTTTTTTGAGAAGAATGAGGTATGTTCCGTATGCGACCAAACCATCTCAGACTCTCATAAACATGAGATTCTCGAGTCAGCGAAGTCAGAAGCAAAGTCGCTTCAATCCCAACGCAGTAAGATCAGTGAGGACGGGAGCAAGGTGGAGGAAGCGATTAGCGAGACCAGCGAGTTACTTCGAACGCTACGATCTAAAGTATCTCAACTCGGTGAGAACAACAGGGAGATCTCTGCGCTCCAGAACCAAATCCAAGAGTACCAGTCTGCCTTAAATAATCAGGTTGGTGCTGACTTAACTGAAGCAAAGAATGATCGCGATAAGATGAAACGTGATAAAGATAAAATGCTCGAAGATAAAATTACTATGTCTGAGCAGTTTAACTACAACACGGTTATCGCTGAAATGCTCAAAGATACTGGAATTAAAACAAAAATTATTAAACAGTATATGCCAGCGATCAATAAACTTGTAAACCAATATTTGCAAGTTCTTGACTTCTTTGTACACTTTAATCTAGACGAGTCATTTCAGGAAACTATACGGTCACGTCATCGTGATGAGTTTACCTATGACTCGTTTAGTGAAGGTGAAAAGCAACGTATTGATCTTGCCTTGCTTTTCACATGGCGTCAAATTGCTAAGATGAAAAATAGTGTTGCTACTAATCTTCTTATCCTTGACGAAACTTTTGATTCTTCTTTGGATCATGAGGGTGTAGATAATCTATTGAAGATATTATATACACTCGACGATGATACGAATGTATTTGTCATCTCTCATAAAGGTGAGATCCTTGACGGTAAGTTTAAATCAAAGATAGAATTCAAGAAAGAAAAAAACTTTAGCAAAATGGTTGCTTAGTGCTTTACTTTTGTCTCAAAATGAGTTATAATATGATACATATTTTTACACGGAGAAAACTATGGAATTGAATGAAACCACCATGTCGGTGTTAAAAAACTTTGCGGGGATCAATCAAAATCTATTGATCAACGAAGGTAATACAATTAAAACTATTTCGGAAGCGAGGAACGTTGTCGCCACTGCGGTTGTAGGCGAAGAGTTTCCACAGCGGTTCGGCATCTATGACTTGAATGAGTTTATTGGTGTGCTTGGACTCGTAGATAAACCAAACCTGAAGTTCGGTGAAGAATCAGTGACCGTCAGCGATGAGTCTGGTCGCTCAAGTATTAAATACTTCTTCTCACCTGAAGAAACTTTGACCTCGCCAACAAAAGATATTAACATGCCTGATGCAGACGTTTCGTTTGTATTGGATAACGAAACTATGAACAAGGTCAAACGTGCTGCAGCGACGTTGGGTCATAGCGAGTTGTCTATTAGTGCGAATGATGGCGTGTTAAAACTGTCAGTCGTTGACAGTACGAACTCAACTTCAAATGTTTATTCTATTGACCTTGACGGTAACTATCCTGAGGGTGCGGTGTTCAACTTTATTATGAGCATTCCTAACCTGAAGGTGCTACCAGGAGATTACGAGGTGAGTGTTTCATCTAAGTTGATCTCTCAGTTTAAGCATACTGAAATGAATGTTCGTTATTGGATCGCACTTGAAAAATCATCAACATTTGGAGTATAAAGACATGTCTGATAATACTAAAGAACTTATGAAACTGGGTAATCAAGTTTCTCGTTCTACAGTCGCCGTTATTGATGCCGTCACACAACGTGGTGGATTTAAAGGCGAAGAACTCTCTACCATCGGTACACTTCGTGACCAAGCAATCCAGATTATTTCTCTGGTAGAGCAGATGGAACAAGAGTCAGCGATGGAAGATGGCGATTAGACTTTACTTTCTCCACCTTTTGAATTATAATTATATTATGGGAGTATGTAAATGTCTAACGAATTTCTTTGGGTCGAAAAGTATCGTCCCCGCAAAGTAGAAGATTGTATCTTAGAACCTAAACTGAAAGATACATTCAATAAAATCATTAAGTCCGGAGAAGTGCCTAATATGCTTTTCTCTGGATCAGCAGGTCTTGGTAAGACTACGGTCGCCAAGGCAATCTGTAATGAACTTGATCTTGATCATATTGTCATCAATGGATCGGAAGAGGGCAATATTGATACTCTCCGTGGCAAGATCAAACAGTTCGCAAGTACTGTCTCACTTCAGGGTGGCATCAAGGTTGTCATTCTGGATGAGGCAGACTACTTGAACCCTCAGTCAACTCAACCTGCGCTTCGTGGGTTTATCGAAGAGTTCAGTAATAACTGTCGGTTTATCCTTACTTGTAACTTCAAGAATCGTATCATTGAACCACTACACAGTCGGTGTGGCGTCTATGACTTTAACGTCGGAGATAAAGCAACACTGTGCGGTGAGTTCATGTCTCGTTGTCAGCAGATCCTACTTGATGAAGGTGTAACGGTTCATAAACCGCAAGTTCTCGCTGATGTTATTATGAAGTTCTTCCCCGACTGGCGTCGTGTGCTTAATGAACTACAGCGATACAGTATGACTGGATCCATTGACGAAGGTATTATGGTCAATGTATCTGATCAAAACTATGATCAACTTTTTGTTTCTTTAAAAAATAAAGATTTCAAAACTATGCGAAAATGGGTTGTAAACAATATAGATACTGATGCGAGTGCAATCTTCCGTTCTATTTACGATCGGATGACTGATAAAATCGCACCACAATCTATTCCTCAACTCGTGTTGATTCTTGCTGACTATCAGTATAAGAATGCGTTTGTTGCGGATCATGAACTAAATGTAGTCGCTTGTTTAACGGAGGTCATGGCGAATGTCGAATTCAATTAAACTATACACTCAAAACGATTGTCCATATTGTGTAATCATGAAAAAGAAACTCACCTCTTGGGGTTATGAGTTTGAAGAAGTAAATGTAAGCAACGATCGCTTTGCTAAAAACTTCTTGAAAGAGCGTGGTCATAGGACGGTTCCCCAGTTATACTCTGAAGGAGTAAACTTAAATAGAGGTATAGACACTCACGATTTCACTAAACGTCATTTAGAACTTATGTTAATAGAAAATGACGGTGGTGTGGAGATGTTTGGATGAGGCGTGCTTGGACTATTTGGTGCAAGACGATTGGGAGTAAAATAACAGATGATAACCGTGAAAATGATATTGCAGCAATCATCCGTACTATATGGGTTGTTACTCATATGGTCGCTTGCTTTTTTATCATCGCTCATAACGGTATAAAGATTGGTTGGTTCTGATGAATCCCTTTGATTATGTAAATGCGATTAATTACAAGAAACAAAATATTATGGTTGACGATGTTGCGGAGAAAGGTTATGCTCCATACATGGTCAATCGTTCTTTATCTTATTTTGCTGATACTGTCCTTATGGCAAATGAGATGAATGTCAACCATCATATTGACAACCGTCTTCAATTTGATTTTCTTATAAATATAGTGCGAAAGAAAAAACGGTTTTCGAAATGGGCAAAACCTGAGACCGTGAGTGACGTGGAAGTTGTTAAGGAATATTATGGGTATAGCAATGAAAAAGCAAAATCTGCCTTATCCCTTCTCACATCAGATCAGATTAATGAATTAAAGAAGAAGGTTTTTAAAGGTGGAAGAAAATAAATTAATAGAGTGGACACCTTCCTCTATGTTAGAGGTTACTCTTAACGAACCAGATGATTTTCTAAAGGTTCGCGAGACATTGACTCGTATCGGTGTTGCATCTCGTAAAGATAAAAAGTTATACCAGTCCTGCCATATTTTACATAAGCAGGGACGTTACTTTATTGTTCACTTCAAAGAGTTATTCTTGCTTGATGGTAAAAAGTCTAACTTAGAAGAAAACGATATCGCTCGTCGCAATACTATTGCACAACTAATGAGCGACTGGGGGTTAATTACCATTGAAGGAACGAAGGCAGAACCTCTCGCTCCTATGAGACAAATTAAAATTATTCCTTACAAAGAAAAACAGGAATGGGATTTATGTCCCAAATATAATATAGGAAATAAATGATGAGAATGGATGATCTAGGTGGTATGCAAGATAGACCACGAAAAGTAAAAGTTCCCTCAGTCGTTATTCACGACCGTGAACTCGGTGAATGGGCAATCAAAAGATCCTCGGATTATTTTGCCGGAAAGACTGTAGTTCTATTCGGACTTCCTGGTGCTTTTACACCTACTTGCTCTGATGAAATGCTACCAGCATATGATAAATTATTTGACAGTTTTAAAGCATCTCATGTAGATGATATTATTTGCTTTTCAGTAAATGATGCTTTCGTTATGAATGCTTGGTTCAAAGAACTTGGGATTAAAAATGTAAAACCGATGCCAGATGGTAACGGTGAGTTCAGTGAAGCGATGGGTCTATTAGTAGATAAGAAACATCTAGGTTTTGGGAAAAGAACTTGGCGTTGTGCGTTTATTATCAAGGACGGATGGATTGAGTTTGGTACAGTAGAAGAAGGTCAATCAGACGTTGGTGCAGACTCAGATCCTTACGAGCAAACCACTCCTGAGTTTTTACTTGAACAAGTAAGAGGACTTAACAAAACTATGACAGCGAAGGTTGTATAAAATGAAATTTATATATGATGCATGGAATTTGATTATGGATCACAGGTTGAATCCATTAAGTAATATTCAAGATTTACAAGTTAGACACATCGTGATGCAATTTCTTGCATGGATGTGGTGTATTATCTTTTCTATGAGCATTGGGTCTGTTACCGTCTTTGGTGTCAGCGCAGTTGCTCATGCTTTGTTGATTGCGGGTATAGTTGCCACGGTAGGTGTATTTGAAACAGCAAAGCGTAAACCAGAAGTTTTTAAGTTGCGCTCTGGATATCACAGTGTAAGTCGCAGTCGCCAATATATGTGGGTTAATGGGCAGAAAGTTGTACTTGATGCTCGTGATCCTGGTGGCGAACACGAATAATATATATATTATTGTGATGCCCGATAAGGGGTCACGTTTTAACCTTGCTATCCAATAGGAGGTACATATGACTGGAAGCATAGTTTACCCACGAAATGGGTTTATCGGTTTTGACCACATCTTTGATCAACTTGAGAATATTCACAAGCAATCGAAGGATACTTATCCACCACACAATGTAGTTAAGAACGAGGAACTTCTGTTTACCGTTGAACTTGCTGTGGCGGGATTCAAAAAAGAACATATTGACATCGAGGTAAAAGACCACGTGATGACCATTACTGGTAATCGCCCACAACGTCGCAACCAAGATCTATACGTTCATAAAGGTATCAGTGCAAGAAACTGGAAAAAGTCATTTAGACTATCGGAATATACCGAAGTCGTCGGAGCGGATCTACAGGACGGAATATTGACTGTCGACTTAGAAGTTGTCCTGCCTGAAGAGAAGTTGCCTCGTAAGATTCAAATTGGAACTAACGAGGAGTCACAAAATGACAGCAATAGCAATAAAGGGTTTTTCAATCGCAGCAGCGATCGTTAACTCAGTAACAGAGTTTTTCAATTCAATCGGAAAAGCAATAATCATGGCACGTGGTGCAGAAGCAAACTTTAAAGTTGCATATGACCTGCAACATGAATATCCACATATGGATATTCCACAGATTGCAGCGATGTTAAACGACCGTTTGCGTAAGGAGGTTTATGGTGATTAAATTTATCAAATCTCTTTTTAAAAAGCACGATCCCATTGAGGACTATCTATCACAATCTACAGATCTTGTTGATCTGGAGAATCGTATGAAAGAACTCAAGTACAAAGGGATCTGGATTTAATGTGGCCTTATACATACGAAGAAGCAAAATGGTTACTCGATAAACCTGCTAAAACAAAATAATAAAAGGGGAGCGCGTAAGCGCTCCTTTTCATCTTAGAGGAGATTAAATGCTAGAAGACATACATGTACAATCATTAGATCCGGATGAGAGAGACTGGGAATATGATGGAGATGGAACTCGCATATATAAATTAAAGGCCGGTTATATAGGCAAAACTCGATATAGAGATGAGTATGAACAGTGGAAAGCAAGATTCGGTCATGACTGGGAAGAGCCTAGCGCAGAGGAAAAGAAAAAGTGGTATGGAGTTAAAGATCCATATTACGTAGGTCTACCATAGGAGGTATTATGGACGGGGAAGAAAGAAAGTGCGGATGTGGACATGACTGTCATTGTTATCAGCCACAATGCGAAGACTGTGATTGCAAAGAATGTAAATGTAAAGAGGAAGAGTAATGGATTTACAAAGATTACGTGAAGATCTAGAAGATGATGAAGGAGTGATGTATGAGATATACCTGGATCATTTGGGCTATCCTACTTTTGGGATCGGTCATCTGGTACGAGAAGAAGATCCAGAATATGGATGGGATGTTGGCGAGCCTGTCAGCGAAGAACGAGTCGCAGAGGCTTTTGATTCAGACATACGAATCACGATTGCGGATTGTGAGCGACTTTATGAAGACTTCCATGAACTTCCAGATGAAGCCAAACTCATCATTGCCAACATGTGTTTTAACCTTGGATACCCAAGGCTTTCTGCGTTTAAAGGAATGAAAGCCGGAGTAGATGCAAGAGATTGGAATCGAGCTGCAGACGAAATGGTCGACTCACGTTGGTACAATCAAGTACCGAATAGAGCAGAGCGTCTTGTACAAAGAATGAGAGCCATCGCATAAAACTGTGTACAAACTCTTTGATTTGTGTTATAATAGTAATGCATAGGAGGTTGTATGTCTTTTTATACTAATTTCGATAGGCTTGGTAATTCAGTCCTTTATCGTGGGTATAACCATCAAGGTAAACCCATCATGACAAAGTACAAGCTCGAACCTGAGCTCTTTGTCCCTACCAAAACTCAAACTGAATGGCGTGCTCTTGATGGTACACCCGTCGCACCCGTTCAGTTTACTCATTTCAATGAAATGAAAGACTTCATGCAAAAGTATGAAGGTGTCGAAAACTTCAAGTACTACGGTCAAGACCGTGTGCTATGGCAGTTTATTCAGAAAAAGTTTCCAAACGATATCGACTTTATTCCTGGTCTGATTAATGTAGTCAACCTCGATATCGAAGTACATTCAGAAGATGGCTTTCCTGAGCCTGATGAAGCTCTACATCCGATTACGGCGATTACTCTGAAGTCAAGTAAAGAATCCGTGTATCGTGTATGGGGTTGCGGTGACTACGAAAAGTCGAAATCACCACATACTCATATTCGCATTCAGTATACAAAGTGTGAAGATGAATATGAGTTGATGGAAAGATTCTTAAGATATTGGCAATCAAACTTTCCTGAAGTTCTGACCGGTTGGAATATTCGTATGTTTGATATTCCGTACATTGTAAATCGTTCTTTAAGATTATTCGGCGAACAAACCACAAAGAAGTTTATCTCGCCATGGGGTATGGTGCGAGAAAAGACTGTTCATCTTAAAACAAAGACGATGAAGACTCAACAGATTTCTGGTATCTCTCAACTCGATTACATGGATCTGTTTCAGAAGTTTGGTTATTCGTATGGTCCTCAAGAATCGTATGCATTGAACCATATTGCACATGTCGTACTCGGTGAAAAGAAGTTATCGTACGCAGAATATGGTTCTCTTCGTAATCTCTATAAAGAAAACTTTCAACTCTATATTGATTACAACATTAAAGACGTTGAGCTTATCGATCGTATGGATGAAAAGCTTGATCTCATCGGTCTTGGCTTTACTCTGGCTTACAAAGCTGGTGTAAACTTTACAGACATCTTTGGTACTACTGCCATATGGGATTCGATTATTTTTCGCGAACTAGCTAAACGTAAGATCGCAATACCTGGTCCACCACCTCGCAATGAGCGTGAAGGTGTTAATGTTAAGTTTGCCGGTGGTTACGTAAAAGAACCACAAGTCGGTGCTCATGACTGGGTAGTTTCCTTTGATTTGAATTCGCTGTATCCGAATATCATTGCTCAATGGAACATGTCACCTGAAACTCTGACGATGAATGGTACAAACATGTCGAAAGCAGCCAATGGTGTCGGCTTTGATAATAGTCGTGAAGGTGTCTTTCCTCTGCTTGTTAAACAGTATTATGCTGAACGTAAAGACGTAAAGAAGCAGATGATCGAATGGCAGAAAGAACAGCAGAAAGGTTCTACAAAAGAGATTGAAAAACAGATTGCTTCTCTCAATAACAAACAGATGGCAGTCAAGATCTTGATGAACTCTCTGTTCGGCGCTATCGGTAATAAGTGGTATCGTTATTTCGATCTTCGAGTTGCAGAAGGTATCACTCTGACCGGTCAGCATGTGATCAAGACATGCGAGAAGGCCATCAATGATGAGATGAATAAGCTTCTCGAGACAAACGAAGATTATGTAATCGCTATCGATACAGATTCAGTCTATGTAAACTTCGAAGCGTTTGTCAAGAAGTTCAATCCAAAAGATCCTGTAAAATTCCTAGACGAATCATGTAAGAATCATTTCGCACAGGTACTCGAAAAGACTCTTACAGATCTCTGTACAGAAATGAATTGTTTCGAAAATCGTATGGTCATGGAACGCGAAGTCATTGCAGATCGTGGTATATGGACAGCAAAGAAGCGGTATATTCTCAATGTACATAACTCAGAAGGAGTACAGTACGATGAACCT